GAGAAACTGCGCGTTCTTTCATCTTATCGTAAGCTAGCAACGCCAGCGGCGACATAACTGCTAATAATGTTGAAGGTACGCGGGTTACTGGAAACGGAAACAACGAAAGCGCTGAGCTCCCGGCTCCGACGCTCGCGAGGATGCCGCCCGGAACGTCACCTTCTGAGAAACGGCTATATGCCTGCTGCCCGAGCTCGGCGGCTCCTAAACCTGCTAACGCACCAGCTGTTCCGGGAAACGCTCTGTATCCAATATTTACTCCGCGTGAGACCGCCTGAGCACCGCGTGACAACGGTGAAGGTTGGCGGGGTTGAGGTGGTTCTGGCGGCGGTGGGGGTGTTGGGGATGTACCTTGAGGCGGCGGAATATCAGCATAAACCTGACTTGCTGGAAGCCATACCCCTGATGGTGTGAATGTTCCCCCAGGTGCTTTTGCCATAACTGAGCGTGCATCACCTGTTACAACCCCTTGACGCTTGAGCTGCTCGATGACTTTGGCCTGTTCAGCAGCGGCGGAGGCTCGCTGGGAAGTAGCTGTGTTATACGTGTCTTGCCTCGCACGACCCGTAGCCCCTGCGTCCGTTGTGCCTTGCAGCTGCCGGGTGTGCATCGGGTCTGTAGGTATCGGGGCCGGAGGAGTGGCCGCCGGTTGAACCGCCGGGGCAACGGGTTGGGCCGAACTCCGTAGCAAGTCGGTTGCGGCTTGTGCTACCCGTTCTCTACCTCTTTCGGTAAACCGGCTTGCCTGTGAACCTAAAGCAGCCCCCGCAGCGTCAATCGCAACACGACTAGCAGTGGGGTATTCTTCATAGATTTTTCCAGGGAGCGCTTTGATCTCTTCAGTTAGTTTATCCCTGCGCTGTTGATCGGTGAGCTGGCCGCTAGTTTCTTCTGTGCTCGGACTTGAAGGTGCGGCTGCTGGGGGCTTTCCCCACGTGCCGCTCTCAAACTGTGCTACGGCGTCGGCTATTTTTTCGGCTGAGTCTTTAGGGAAAGGAGCATTAGTGCTTTCAAGACCTAACGACCCGGCGAGCCAAATTTTGTAGTTGTCTTGGGCTTCCTGCGGGTTCTCGTTACCGCGTGGGGCGTAACGCTCGATGAACTTATCGGGGCTGTTCAAACCACGCTTGAGCTTGATTTCAATATCGTTGATGAGTGCCCGGCGTCCGTAGTCTTTGTTTTCAAAGATAGCGAACCCGTTCTCATCAACGCCTATCTGGCCGTCATATTTTACCCCCGCCGGTGGGCGCAAATTACCTGGATTATTGTTGTACTCAGCCAACGTACTCATCGGTGAGGCTCCTTACTTTTTCTTCTGGACATACGAGCCGTTGGGCTGCAGAACCCAGACGCTACCGTCAGGCATAGTGCGTTCGGCGGGTCTGGAGCCGGCAGCCGGACGACCGCTCGCTGGTGCGCCGCTGGCGGAAGGCTGAAAGTTTATGATCGAATCGCGAACGGTCTGAATACCGTCATCATATTCTTTGACCGCCGCCTTGTACTCATCGGTGTCTTTGAAATCTCGAACGCTGATACCGCGTTTCTGCGCAGCGCGGAAAACGTCAGCCGCCTTGCGGTCAAACTCAGAGCGCAACTTGATCATCTGAGCCTTGGCGACTATACCTTCTGGGGTTTCTTTTATTGACCCTCCCAGCTGGCGAACCACCTCAGCTTCCATGTTTGAAACATTACCTTCACCTTTGTAAAACAATTTTCTAAAATTCAGTTCAAGCGTAGTTGACGCGGCGGAAGCAAGCTCAGCAGCACGTATCTCAGCCGGCGAGCGGGTTGCGGTCCGGATAGCCTGCTCGATCGACGGAATACCGATATTGTACGACCCAACACGTAATGTATTTTCACCCAGCTGCCCTAACGCACCGAGGAACCCCGACTGAGCAAGGATACCGAACGTACCTTTAGTGTTCGGATTTGTAGCTAATTGAATGAGTGTATCAGCGCTACGAATCAGATCGGGCGCAACCTTAGCATCAGAGTAAATTGCTTCTTCATTCTTTACGTCAACTTTAGCACGTTCTCTAGCTCGCTCGCCAGAGGCCTCGATATCCTCTTTAGTTTGCCGACCTCTAACAAAATTTCGCACCGCCTGATCGCGAGCCTCACCGGTCAGGTTACCCACCCTACCAATCAGTTCTCGGTATTCGCTGGGAGTCATCAAGAACTGGCCTTCAACGCCGGGTAACGTATAAGGTTTCTGCTCTTCCGCACCCGTGAACACTACTTCTCTTGTGCGGGTATCGACGAGATTACCACCCACCACCATGAGGTTTTCACGATCGTCTTTGCGCAAATTTAAAACAAACTTCGCCAGTGCCTGAACCCGTGGGTTGTTACTTATAGCCATCGCACTCAGCTGAGGGCCAGTGAGTTGATCAAGCGTGGAGCCTTCCTGAAGGCCTCGTACGGGAGCAGCGGTCGCCTGAGCCTCAGAGGGTTTCGGCGCTAACGGCGCACCCGCAACCGGCTCAGCCGCAGGGGCTCCTTCAACCGGGGCTGTGGGGGGTGTCGCGCCTTCAGCCGCCGGCGTAGCCGCTGGGGTGGTCGGGGTCGGTTTGAGCAGTCCGCGCAGCATTTGCTCATCGCGGGAAGCCTGCTGAGCGCCCAACTTAGCCGCTGCGAGGTCTTTACGCATAGCGATGTTTTCCAGCATGCGCTTTTCTTCGGCCTGCTGCGCGGGGGCGACTTGGGAAGCTACATTACCGAGCGCCTCGCCAAACTTACCCGTCTTGGTTGGGGCGAGGAACCCTTGCGCCATCGCGAGCAGCACCGGGTCAAACAACTGCTGCCGGTTAGTTAAGGCTTTCTCAAGCTCGTCCTGAATACGTAAAAAATCTTCAAGGCTCTTCTTTTCACCGGGTGTCTCGGTGTAATAAGAAACGGGCAACGCGCCTTTGGAAGTAGTCATAATTTATGTCCCAAAATCACCCATTAGACCGGTCTGATTAGATGCGTTCTCAACAAGACCTCCAACCGACGGATTTGAACCCACGGAATTGAGAATCTTGTTTAACCACCCTGACTCAGTCTGTGTGCCCGAAGCGAGCAGGCTTCCAAGCCCGGCGATCTGTTGCAATGGTGAAGAGCTCATCACTGTCGGAATCGTTTCAGCGGTTTCAGTCGAGCTGGTGGGGTATGTGTAACCGCGCATAATCTCAGCCGCATTCAAAGCTCGCTTGAGCGGTGCTTCTATCTCAGACTGGTCATAAGCCAGTTTCGCAGCCCCCACGTCACTCAAAGTCTTCAACCCCGAAGTTGCGGCCGTCTGCTCCTGAGAACCTAAACCTGAGAGAGCACTCGTGGCGGTTGCTAATTGACCTTGCTGTTTGAGCGCAGCGTCTAGTGCGGTTTGAAAACCTTTCGACCGAGCAGCGGTTTGTTGCGCCTGAAGATTAGCCGCGATGTCTGCAAGCGCCTGACCGCTGATGTTTCCGGTGCGACTACTCCCTAACGCCCCACCCATACCGCTTACGCCCAACGCTTTGAGCGCGGGCAATACGTTCCGCTGAACGTTGATATCAGACTGCTCCTGCATCTTGTCAATGACCTGTTGCTGAAACGGATCATAAAACGACCGTAGCTCGTCTGAGAAAACGGGTTTCCCCTCTTCGTCATACGTAAGTCCGATGTTCTTAGAAGCTGCTTTCCCCGCCGTAAGAGCTTGATCCAACGCGCTCTGATAACGCGTCAGATCTGAAAGACCCGGCAGACTTGCGTCAGTCTTCGGAGTCATGAGAGTTTTATAAAAATCGGGAAGGTCTGCAACCAGCTCTTTACCGGTAAACGCCTTGACCGTCGGGGCGGTGCCCGGCGTTGTATCAGTTGCCGAAGTGCCGGGGGTTACGGTACCCAACGCACCCATTCCAGCCTGGGACAGTGCGGTGAGATAATTTGTAAGATACTCCGGCGCTTTTGCGGCCGAGGTCTTAGTTAGTTCAACGGGGTCTGGAGCAGAACCTTCAAATAATCCGGCCATGTTATTTGCCTTTCTTCAGGTAATCGAGCGGGCTTTTGTGCGCCGGCGGAGGCAGGTCTTTCGGGTGTTTTGAGCGAGCACGGCCTCTGATCTCATGCATCATCTTATACAATTTTTCAGTTCCGGCTTTAGTTGAGCCGTTTCCAAGGGCACTGACAACGTCCGCCGGAAACACGAACTCCCCGTCAGCGAGCCACGCCGGAATATCGTCTGATTGCCCGTCACCGGGGCCGGCCACATGCTTACCGTCACGGAAGTCTTCACGAGCGTGCCCACCTTTGGCGTACATCATTTGAATGTTCAGCGGGGATACTTTTCCGCCGGTTCTGAACACTGGAACGTAATCTGATTCATTATAGCTTGAAGATTCTTGATCGGGCAACCCCAGGACTTCATCAATTGAGGGCTCTTGACCATAGGCATAATAGGGCATAGCACCACGCTCCGTTAAAACATTTGCTAGTTCGGGTTGTATCTGTTTAAGCAGGTCTTGCTGCTCGTTGGCTTGCTGCAGCGCTTGAAATTCGGCAAGTGGGTCAACATAAGCACCGCGCTCTTTAGACTTCAAAAACTGCGGACCTAACCAATCAACCGCAGCCGCCGCACCCGCCATCGCGGGCATCATGATAGCAGAACCGCTGCCCGATTGAGAGGTCTTGGGTTTTGTTTCTTTCGGCGTCTCAGGCTTGACTTCTGGTTTAACAGGCTCAAGAGGCGCAACAATATCGACCTTTGGAGGATCGCCAACGTCAAGATCATCAAAAACAGTTTCCCGACCTTCAGGGTCCGTAAAAGTGCACCTTGTCTCCCCATCAGGCTCCCACTCCACAGTCACTTTGGTGTTTGTGTTTGTATCTGTAACGACCTGTGTCGTGACATTTGTGGTTGTATCGACCGTGACGTCTGTTGAGCGAGTGCCATCAACTGTTGTTTGAGTGGTCACGCCCGTACTTGTATCGCTTGTAACTGTAGTGGTCGTACTGCCAACCGTCGTTACCTGTGAGGTGACGTTGTTATTAGTCGTTGTAGTCGTTGACGCATTATTGGTACTGTCAACCACGGTCTGACTTGTTACGCCTGTCTTCGTATCCGTTACGACTGTGGATGTAATATTGTTGTTTGTTGTGCTATTTGCCGTAATGTTTGAGTTTGCACCCGTAGCTGCCGCGATAGCCGTGTTTGTATCCGTGCCGGCAGCGACCGCAGCCGTAATTGAAGACGCTGTGGCAACTGAGGTGTCAGCCCCGGCTTTAGTGGCCGAGTCCACAGCAGAGTTAATAGCGGTACTTGCGCCAACGCCGCTTGCGATTGCTGTTGATACTGCTGTGCTCGTTGAGCCTGCAACGACTGCCGTCGCGTTTGCACCATTTTGCGTAGCCGTTGATACGGCTGCGGTTACTGAGGATGCAATAACAGTTGAAGCGTCTGCCCCGGCAGCAAGTCCTGACGTCACTGCAGAATTAACCGCACCTGTAACAACCGTTGATACACTCGCGCCATTACTTAAGGCTGTTGATACGGCTGAATTGACCGAGCTTGCAACCACCGTTGAAGCGTCAGCACCGGTTGCAATGCCTGTTTTAACGGAAGACCCAACGGTCGAATCAATGGCTGTCGTGACATTAACGCCGTTATTAAGTGATGCGGTAACCGACCCGGCAACAATTGTGCTTACGGTTGCTGAAGCGTCCGCGCCATTGCTTAAAGCAGTTGAGATGCCGGTATTAACTGACGAAGCGATAGTAGTTGACATATCGACGCCAGATTGCGCGGCTGTGCTGATGACTGTTGAAACTGCTGCGCCAGGGTCAAGGCCATTATTGATCGCAGTGGTAACCGAGTTGGTCGAAGCCTGAGCGATGTTGCCAGTTTGAGCGAGCGTGTTATTGAATGAGGCTTGAACGCCTGCTCCAATCGATGTTGATGCGGCCTGATCGAGCGTATCAAGCTTCGTGCCTTGCATGGACCCTGCCGTAACGCCACCATACAAAGCACCGCCCGTCATGTTAGTAAGCGCGTTTACAGCATCAATAGGTCTACCCAACGCCAAATCAATCGACCCGGCAATGCTGCCTTCCTCGAGCACTTCCTGTGCTGACTCTTTCAGCGTGGTCCTGCCAACTTGAGATACGCCACTTGCTGCCTCATCAGCCTGGCTGCCAAAGACTTTGCCGGCCACCTTGCCTAAGCCAGCAGCACCACCTGCCAGGGCTACGGTGACGCCAGCAGCCGTGCCGGCAGCTTTCTGAGCGGCTAAGTGCGCATCTTCCTTGGAAGCGCCTTTGGCAATCTGTGACTCATATTCCGTGTTGTAAGCAGCGCCACCATTTTCTAAGGCCGAGGCAACGGTCTCTTTGACAAGGAAGCTGCCAGGGAACTTCAGTGTGGCAAGTTGCAATACTTCTTCAACAACCTCACTGCCAACAGTAGCGCCAAATGCTTTTGGATTATTAAAAGCTGTTGATACTAAGTTGCCGACATTGGTAGCAAAGTCTTTGATTCCAGAGGACTCGCCAACTCTTTGGATGGCAGCATTGATGTCCCTCTTGCCTTGCGTGATGTCAGCGCCTTCTGCTGCAGTGGCGGCAGCAGCAATTTGATTGGCTTTATCAAGCACTGTCCTGCCAGCATCTGTAAAGCCTAATGCACTTAATACGCCAGCGATGGAGTTGGCCCCGAAGCTCGCTACACCTTGCGCAGCAACACTGCCAAGCACTGAGTCCACCGCGGGCTTTTCCATCGTGACCGGGCCTTTGGTCGATGGCATCTCTTTGCCAGTGCTATTAACCGATGCAGGCGTGATTAACGTGCCCGATTTCCCTTCGGCAATAACGGCGTTTACTGCCTGAACGTACTTGGCATAATCCGCATCACTTGTACCGCCACCAGCCTGGATAAAGGCTGCGCGGTTATGCATACCGTTGGGTGCGACATACGGGACTTCAGCCGTTGGCTTGCTTGTTGCACCTGATAGGTCAGGCCTTTCTGCTGCCGTAGCAGTGCTATAAGTTTTGCCTTGCCAGGTAAACGTAGCATCAGCGCCAAGCTTATCCCGCGCTAAAGCGTAGGCCTCATTGAAATTGCTCTTGCCTGCAATCTCGCCCCTAATGTCGGGTAGTAGTGATGCGCGCTCTTGTGCTTGCTCGCCGCCTGTAAGCTGGCTGCCTGCGATAACACCGCGACCACGCGTAACAAGTTCGTTGATCTGCGCGTCGCTATAGCCAGCAGAGGTTAGAGCGCTGCGCAGCTGGTCTTCAGAGCCTGTGCCTTGCGTGAAGTTTTGATATGCAGACTGAACGCTCAGTTTGTTTTCTAACTTGATCGCATTTTGCGCATCAATACCGTTCAATATTTCATTGGCTCGATCTGATGTGAAGCCAGCCGCCACAAGTTCTTGTGTGGCCGTATCTCGATCAAGCTGAGGTATTCCAAATTCTGGATCAATCTTTGAGTAGCGGCTCATCACATCAGCGCCGACGCGGTTCATATTGATCCGCTGATCTGCCTGTTGTGCGTAACCTTCAGCTTGATCTGCCGTAAGACCAAAGCTTTGTAGCTGGCTCACAAGCCCTTCACGGCTGAGATCATTGCCAGGCCCAGCATAATCAGCAATGGCTTGGTTTGCTTTGGTTACGCGCTGCTGTATAGCGATCTGCTCGTCTTCAGCGGCGATCGGACTAAGCGCACTTAATCCAAGTGGTGAGGCGTTGGCCTCTTGGAATGCTATCTCATTAAGCAGATTCGGCGGTGCAGTTGACAGCTTATTGATCGTGGAGTTTAAGCCCTGCACGGCACTCATGGCACCCATGTAGTCGCCGCGTTCAATAGCATTTTTAATACGAAGGCCTTGACCTGCAGCGGTTAATTCTGAGCTTCCGCTTAGCTGGCCGCCAATGATTGCTGCCACATCCCACTGGCCATTGTTTATAGCCTCTACGGCTTTGGCGGCTAGAACAGCGTCTTTAACAGTTACGCCTGCGCCGAGATCAAAAGATCCAATCTCTGGTAATACGTCGGTGCCCATGAGGGCCGTTGCAATACGGAACGGATCTTTGCTATCAAATGCTTCATAAACATTAACGGCAGTAGCTACGGGCGCAGGTAAAAACGCTTTGGCAAATTCTGCCCAGTCACCCGCCATAGCACCGCGCACGGCTTTGTACGCCACCGCAGGTATTTGCCACGGACCTGGCACAAAAGACAACGCAGAGGCTGCCATATCAAGGAGCGTCAGGCCCATGTCCTGCTCTACGGCACCCTTGTACATCTTGGGATCGCCAACAGGAATCAGATTGTCACCATCAGCACGATAAAGCTGTGCCATACGTTCACGATTGGGGCCGCCTGTTTTCCCTGCCAGCATGAAAAAAGCATTGCCTTGAGCAATATCTTCAGGTGTTATTTGATCTTGCCCAACTTCTTTCAATTCGCCATTAACAACCTTATAGGCACGAGCATCTGTTGATGTGTGGCCATAAACAGCATTCGCAATGACAGGATTGTTTTTGGTTAAGTAATCAAGTGCTGTGGCTGGTGCCGCCTGATAGCCACTAATGTAAGCATCTGAGTCACCGCTTCCTGGCGTATAAACGGGCGTCTCAACAAAACCAAAAGGTGCGCGAGCACTTAGGTCTTGCCTGTCAATATTAGCTTTCCATGCCGCAAGCTGGTCAGCCACTGTTTGTGGGGGATTGTTATCATCACCGCCATATTCACGAAATGTTGGAATGGCCACGCCCTTGTAGTAGCCAGATCCTCTAAGCTGTTCAATTACATTGCCAAAGCCGCTAGAAAGCACGCTGCCAGGCCTGAATGTTTCAGGGAAAATTTGCTCGTAAGTTTTGCCCGTTGCGCGCTCAATATCTTCTTTGGATACGCCCCATTTTTTAGCTTCAGCAAGAGTTGCAACTTCCGTAGGTGATTTTGATAAATAATTCAGAATGTTCTGGTTCATGGCATCAAGGCCAATGCCACCTTTACCAGTAGCCGATTGATACGCCAAAGAGCCTATGGGGGCAACATTACCCGTAACTGATGTTGCGCCAGTGCTAGAAACAAGTTTAGGCTTGCCGGTAACGGGATCAAACACATACTGACCGGCATTAGGGTCTGCTAAGTAGGATTTCGATGCTGGATCATTTGGGTTATAGCGGTCTTCCGTCCAGGTACCACTTTTTTGATTACCAAACGCGTCAAAACTTGTTGTAGGCAGCGCGTCTGTAGCAGTCGCAGTTGACAGTGCGCTTGTTGAAGAAACAAGTGTAGGCTTCCCTGTCACTTGGTCAAACACATACTGACCAGCATTAGGATCAGCTATGTAGCGTGATGAAGCAGGATCATTGGGGTTGTAACGGTCTTCCGTCCAAGTATTACCCCTTGGGTTACCAAATGCATCAAAACCGCTTGTCGGTAGTGCGCCTGTAGCAGTCGCAGTTGACAGTGCACCGGGTGCTGTTGATGATGCCGCAGGATAAAACTCGGCAAGCGACTTACCTGTGGCCCTGCGAATATCCTCGTCAGATACGCCATACTGGGACATTGCAGCACGCGTAGCTTCTTCAGTAGGTGCGCCCGCAAAGAACTTGCGGATGTTCTCATTCATGGCATCTAAACCGATGCCGCCTTCACCCGTTGCGTACTGATAAGCGGTTGATGTACTCATTAGATTGCCCTCGGGTTTACGGCACCGACCAACGCGGCGGCCCATTCTTGCCAATCGTCAAATTGATAAGGCTCGGGTATAGCCTCATTAGCAAATACATCGATAGCTTTTAAGCCCGCGCCCCATGACTTCCAATCGGTGTCGATCATCGGAATTTGAAGCTGCTGCGCGGCGTAAGCCTCAACCATCAACGCTGCCCAAGACTCAAAGCTGTGATAACGCGGGTCATAAACCAACGGAACGGTCATGTTGAGTAGCCTCGAACGTCGCCGGTGTCGGCGTCAACTATGATTTTACCCGTTTGATAATCGCCGCCTGAAATATTGCTAACTATCTTGATTCGCAGTATACGGCGCTGCTCTTTCATGTCAATCTTACCTGTGCCCGGCGCAAATGTGTATGGCCCCGTGACTTGATCGACCTCATCAGCATAGGGGCGACCGATGATGTATAGGTCAAGGTTTCCGACCTGCACAAAGTTCGGCTCAACGCGCTCGATACGCGTCCATTTGTTTTCACCCACTGGGGAGAACGTAGCCGGGCCGCCGGCTATGACGCCGAGATCCGAGGTCGTGAAGTACGATTCGATTGCGAGTACGGTTGCACCCTGAACGGAGTCTTTTCCAATTTCATGCTGCCACAGCGAGACCTGCTGCATCAGCGAATCGACCGTGATCTCAAAGTCAACACCTACGCCGTCCAACACCGCCGTGAGCAGGTCACCCTCAGCGTAACCGCTGCCGCGATTGTTTATATCTACCGTGACCACTTTCCCACCGAGCACCGTGATTGTGGCGGTCGCGCCGCTGCCGGTTCCCCCGGTTAGGCTCTCGTAGTTGTACGTGCCATCGGCGTAGCCGGAGCCTTGATCGCTGATCGTAAACACGTTGATCGCGTCCGCCGTGTTGACGTTATAACCCGCCTGAATGGGGAACCGAAAGACCTGCGAAAAGTACCCAGCCGAACGCTGCGCACCGGAGGCTTCCCCGGTGTCATACCACGTATTGTCACGCACGTTGTAGATCACCGCATCGGTACACTCGGTGGCGTTACCCCTGGGGTAGAACCACCATACTTCTCCGAAACGAGGCACTTTAGTAGCCCAGACTTTCTGTCGCTGCGTGTAGTTGAGATTGTCAAAGAAGTAGTTCTGATTGAACGTGTTTGGAATCTCTTTTGTAACCCCGTTATACAGCAGGAACCGATCGACCCCTGTCCAGAAGTAAATACCATCATACTCGATGACCGCCGAAGACGACAAGAACGAGGACTGCGAAGTGATGATATCGTAACGCCAGTAGGTCGTAGCTGCAAAGTTAGGCGTGCCCGCCACACCTAACGACTGAGGTGCGTAAGACACTCGAACCAGTGAGTCCAACGACCAAAAGAGCCCGGAAGGCGAGTTCGAACCGCCCCGCACCGGCAACCCTTGTAGTATCTTACCCGTCGCGGCGTTGACCCGGTTGGCATCAGCCGAAACCCAGTCATCGATGTCCCCGGCTGAGCAGTTCCAAATGAGACCGTTGTTGCCGTAAACGAATACGTAAGGGTGTAGCGACACTACACCGCCCGAGACGGAAACCTCGTTGTCAAACGTGAGCGTTGTTACGCTTGTAGCGGTTGCGTTCTGGCTCAGCGTTATAGTGCTGGTGACGACTGAGACAACCGTCGTACCCGCCGGTATTCCGTAACCCTTGACCACCTGCCCAGCGGCGATACGAACATCGGTGGTGGGGATGGTGACCGTGGGCGAACCGCTCGTAACGGTGCATGTCGTTACGGCAAAAAGCCCCGCAGCCCAGAGCGTTGTTCCGGTCAACGGACCGCATAGCAACCGCGTGTTGGTCTCATTGTCAATGCTGACTAGATCCTGCGACGGGTGCGCGAGCAGCAGGCTTGTGTTGTAACCCACCGTGTCGGTGAAGGTGTCGAACTGCCAAGAGTTCAGGTCTGAAGCCACAAACGGCGAGTCAATGGCGCTCACCTGAAGCACTAACCCTGAACCCACACCGCCGAGAGAAGTATTGCTAGCGGTGAGGAAGTCTCCAGCCACGTAACGCACCCCGCCTCCGGTCACGGTCACGGCAGTCACGGTTCCCCCGCCGCCGACGGTAACCGTTGCTATGAGACCTTCTCCGGTACCTGAGGTTGTGTACGTTAAGGGTACGTTGGTATACGTACCGGGCAGGTAACCCGAACCGGCGACCGTTATGCTGAGCGTGGTGGCGGGGCCACCAAATTTGAAGTCAGTAACCCCCGAACCCACTCCGTTATTGTCAATCGGTACGAGCTGCAGACCGTCGTTGTAACCGCTATAAACGTTATTGTACAGGTTACGCACCACAACAAACACGCCGCGAGAAGGCCCGGCGAGCGAGTTCACGATCTGACGGTACCCGCCCATTTTTCGCGGACGAGCTAGCTCACCCCCGAACTTCTGAAAGCGCACCCATCGCCCATCAGTGTAGTACTCTTTGTCAAAAATAGTACCATCGCGTTGAATACCGGGCCGGGTATCGAGAGAGAAGACTTTCTTAGTCATCAGAACGAACCCCCAGAAATACCCTCAGAGGTTAACAGGAACTTTATGGTTCCGAGCACGGATATTCCAAACTGACCTGCACCGGGCCTGAACAGCCCGGTGCTTATTTCAGAGGCAAAATTCAAAGAAGGGCTACCCGCGCTGCCGTTAACGATACTGAACGAAGTGCCGCCGGCCTGAGTCGTGTTAGCGTTGAGCACGTTGGTACCGTCGCAGAACAAACTCGCTTGCCCCGAGGCGGGAACGGTCGCAGTAGCCCCGCCGACCGCGCCGGTCGAGATTGTCAGAGTGAAACCGCCCGCGCTACATTGATTGCTGATGATGTAGAAATTAACAACCGGCGGTATGATGATTGTGACGTTCCCGGATAGGGTTCCGTTGTAAATCTGAATTGTGTTTGAGGCCTCGTTAGCCGTCAGGGTGTAGGTTCCGCTGGTTACGGTTTTAGTCAGAATACCGTATTCGAACTGCGTGCTAACCCCATAGCCCACCGTGATGAACCCGGTTCCGGTCGAAACAATAAAAGCCGACTCGTTAGGCGCAAAGGCTTTTGAAGCCCCGCCATCAATCAGCTGAACGCCCGTGCAATTAACCGTGAGCGTGCCTGTTCCGGCATTCTTTATCAAAAAGAACCAGTTACCACCCACCGTAACAGCGGAAGGCAACGTAGTGGTTGTGACCCCTCCGCTCCAAACATATGTCTTCGCCCGGTCACCGTCAACGAATACTTGGCTCGCGGTGATGGCCGAAACCGGATGACTTTGGTTCAGGGTTAACCCGCTAGCGAGAAGCCCCGCCCCAGCGAGCGTAGCAGCATCGGCTGAAGACGTTCCCGCGCCGAACGTAAAATTACCCCAAGTTCCGTACTCGTCGGCGTTGTCGGTCAAATAAATGTAACGCGCCGCGCCGGAAGGTATCGACACAATAGTGCCGTTGCCATCGTAGGTCTTGACCGTAAACGTACTGCTGCCGACGTTACGTATCAGCGCATCCTGCCCGACCGAGACCTGATTGGCCGGAGGCATGCGCAGCTCGTAGTTGCCCGAAGCGTCAACATCCATGATTCGAGCAGCCGGGGTCTCGGTGGCTTCATTACCGTTAATGGGCCAGAATAGCTGAAGGTTTGCGTCGAGCTGAATCTCAAGGTAGAGAACATCGGTCGGCTGTATGACGTCGCCGGTAAAAGGGCTAACGTAACTCATGATCAGCTATCCGACGCGATCGCCTGGCGATCGGCGATGCGTAGTTTGTCTTCGGCTATAAGCGTTTGCATAATCGCGTTGTACTGCGACTGCCACATCGGTATCCGTTCGTCGTTCTTCAAAAATGGCATAGCTTGCAGAAGCGACCCGTACAACAATGCCTGCGGAGCGTATTCGGTGAACCAGTTTGTTTGATTTGAAGAATCTAACGGCTGAACCCGCTCATAGTACAACACCTCGAAACTATAAGCCTGGGCCGGCGTCGGTGCTACGAACCAGTGCGTGTAATCGTAATCGCAGTAAAACCGAGGCACTTCAGTTTGCGTTGAGTCCGGCCAGTACTCACGCAGGTACTCATATTTGCGCAGCAGCACAGGCTGCCGCCGACCGGCTACGGTAAGGTTCATACTGACCGTCTTGTGCCAACGTGCCGGTTTGTTGATGATAGGGTTGCTGGCGGTCATGTTGCTAGTCTGAACGGTCAGGTTACCTAGAAATTTAATCTGACTCGCTATCACCTGCTCAGCTAGACCGATGAAGGTCGGTATGCGGTCCACAGTGGCCGTGTCGGTACGCTCAAGGTACTGCTGAATGTCAGTGACCAAGTTGTTATAGGTCATTGCGTAGGCGGGCATCACCAGCTCCTTTTAGCCTTAGCACCGGCCATGTTTGCGACTAGCGAAGGGTACTTGGTGCCGGTGCGTTTGGCGAACGCTTTGGCGACTCGTTTTTGATTTGGGCTCAGAGACTTAGGCTTACCGAGTGACTTGGGTCTTGGCTTTTCCCATACGTCTTTCATGGTTCATCACCTCATTAAAGCAGCTTCAGCGGCGCGGCGGCGCGTAAGACCCGGTAAAACTCGACCAGAAGCTTTGTTCCACTTCAAACACTCATCAGCGGCTCCGCTCCAATCTTCCGCGTCAATTCGCTTTTTGAAGGTTGAAACGCGGTAGTTTCCTAAGCCGCAATTATAAGCCCAGCTCGTTACGGCGGCAATGCGTCTCGGCAGTGCGATCTGAATTCTTGGAGAAAACTTGATCAAACCACGCACAAAATACTCGACGTGGTGGTCTAGCGCATCCTCACACTGCTCAATCGTCCAGACCGTGCCGGGATTAATCTCAGGGCCAGTTGCACCCCAACCAATTGTCCAAGGGTGACCACGAGTCCCAGGGTCTGGATAGGCCGTTACACGCCCGTCAGGCAAACGCTTTGCCAGCCCTTCAAAGGGCTTGATCAGCACATCCTTGCAAAGCTTCTTTGCCTCTTTCACGACTTGTTGTACTTCTCAATCGATCGTCCTACAAACCAGAACGTAAGCATCATGTTCAGCATGGCGAAATCATCCTCGTCGTAGGACTTGGTCAAGACCTCGGCCCAGTTCGCGTTGGTTTGAAAAGCTATGGTTAGGCCAGCAGCTTTAACAGCAACATAAACCCCAAAAGCAATCCAAGTGAGGCCAGGACGGGTGATAGCAGTGACAAAAGAAGCCAGCCAACCTGCCTCCCTTGCAGTCTGAGCCTGCTCCTTAAACGCCTCCTTGATCGTATCCATTTGTTGAATGCTGTAGTCAACATACTTTTCCTCCATCTTGAACTCGCCCCTCATTTTTTCGAGGTCGGTTTGGAGTTGGAACATGGATAGCTCGTGCTGGCGCTCGTTCTTCTTGTCCAGAAACTTCAATACCTCCGGCGCAAGCCTAAACAAGCCACCGAAGATGGAGCCCAGGAGACCGCCGCCAAGTAGTTCAAACATGGTTACCCTTAGCAGTTACGATGTCGGCACCCTTCTTGACTGTTACCTTGCTGCCCTCAACATCAACCTGCATAGGCGGCTCGGCACGGTCCAACTTGTCCAGACGGGTGATAAGGTCCTTGATGACCTCGAACTCGGGTTTTTCCTGCTTTGGCGCGGTTCCGGCAATACCGTTAAGCATTTGGATCAAGGCTGTCAACGAAGCGCCTAGCAGGCCCATTACAGCGGCAATTTTCTCGCCTTCAAGGAATAACGATGCACCGACACCGACGAGCACGATCAGGAAGATATAAAGCAGCCCATCTTCGCCAATGGCTTTACCTGCTACTTCTTTGGCCGAGTCTTGCGCTTTAAGCTCTTCAAGCCGGATCTTGGCCTGCGCCTTGATGACAGCTAACTCGTGGGTCTTATCGTCCATCAGATACCCAGCAGCTTCTTAACGAACATGGCCGCGACACCTGGACCAAGCAAGACGGCAGCGATCGTAATGTAAAGAAGCCATTCAATATGCTTCATGCGCCTGCTACCATCACCAAGGCGCTTTTCGATATTCTCAT